CATAACGGTACTATCTACTAACGCAATTTGGTCGTACTCAATACCTCTACGTTCTAACTCATCAAAAACAAATATAGCTTTCTGCCAATTAATTCTATACTCGTGTAAATCTTGTTCAACTGGTTTTTCAAATGGAACAAATAAGACATCATTTTTTTTACACCAAAACTCCCAAGTTTTTCTTGAGTACTCAAAGTAATCAAAGTTACCATACTTATCACTATGGTCTTTATTTTTTACCGCAGGCCACCAAATCACATTTTTCTTCATTGTAAAATAACCCCTTGTTCTATTTTAGTATCACACTCATATTCATTCACTAATAAACTTCCATCATTTAACTTTATAATAAATTTATCAGTATCTTCCATAACTCTAATGACTTGACCCAACTCATATTCACTAAAATCTAATACATTATCAAAAGGAACAGCATTCCATATTGTAACTTTCATATCACCACACATAAGAAACGCACCTGGAAAAGGTCTACTTACACCTCTGATTAAATTGTATGTATCTCTAACACCTAAACTTAAATCTATTTTTCCATCTTTAGGTGACCTCTTAGGAAAAAAAGTTTCCTCAATGTTATCCTTTTGAGGAAATAATTCTATACTACTTTCCATCCCATAATCATCCTCAACAGTATTTAATACTTTATAATCTTCAATCAACTTACCAACTTCATTTTCGGTGACAATTAAATCTTTTTCTTTAATTGACTCTATAGTATCCCAATCATTTATCTCAAACTTGGTTGTCGAATAAATCATACCACTATCAGCTTTAGCAACATACTTGAAAATATTAAAATACACTTGTCTAAAATCTCGAATGATTGACCAATTAAGTGGTGACCTACCTTTACCATAAGGTAAACCTAAAGGACTAGCATGTGTTCCAAAAACTCCGTGTTTAAATTCATTTAATATAGATTGTGGTATTATTCTCTGCCAACCATAACTTATACCAATATCAAATTCATTGTTTTGAAAAAATTCTACACAAGATTTTAAAGTATAATCTTCAGTAGAGTAACACTCAATATTATTAGATTCGGCCATACCAATCACATCACCCTTACCTGAAATATTGTAAGAATTTGTATTATTTATTGTGACAACTAAATCTATATCATTTTTAAATTTATTTATAATATATGCTGTTGATTGTTTAGTTCCAAATACTACTACCTTATATTTCAAGACAACAACTCCTGTGGAAACGTATTTGTTTCTGTATTCATAGAATTTACTAATTCATCATTTCGTTCTCTAATTAATGAAACAAAATTACCATAATTATCTCCACCTTTTTCTGACCAAGAAAACGGATGAGTTAATAATTGTAATTTATTAATTTTTGAAAAATCAAAATCTAATGGATATCCATATTTCCATTTATGATTTGAATCAGCTAAATATAGTATATCTAAACTCTCTGGTCTTTTATCAAAAAAATGAAAAAACTTTCTATCATAACAATTGATTTTATTTTCTAATTCAACATAACAATTTAAATATTCTTTCTTTGGTCTGTGAAATGCAAATCTATCTATTTCAAACCCATAAGAATCCTCAAGGATAGTTATATCCCTCATAATATAGTCTTTTAAGGTGTCTAATTTCAACGAGGACGGTGGATTCTGGTGTAGACCTATATGATGACCTAAGTTTCTAATCTTTGAAATTAGATTTATATTTTTTTCAGATAATGCATTGTAGGTGTTATTTCTAACTTGGACGGTATAAGTTGACACCACACCGAGTTCTTTTTCAATTTTAGCTAACTTGTATGCTCTATCAATTGAAAACTCAATGTCGTGTCGTAGTATACAAAACTTTTTTGTATTGTCTTTAACATCTTTATAGTCAATTATAGGTAAATGTTGTTGTACCATATTGATAAGATTTCTAAATTCATTATAACTAAACATTTTAATCTCCTCTATTTTCTAAAATAAAAAAGTTTACGGCCTTCCCAACGAGAACCAGGTGGGTCTGTAACTTCCTCTACAAATTCAAAATTAGGTCTTAAAAAATAATCACAATATTGTATTTCTATTTCTCTATGGGTGTCGTGTACAAATATATCAATATGTTCTGAGTTTTTAGCTAGATTATACGCTTCATAAATACTTTTCATTCTACAAGGATACTTGTAATCCCAAGCCGCTGGAGCATCTACTATAATTACATCCCATTTAGTTTCTCTAACTTCTTTTGGTAAATCAATAGAAAGACAATCGTGATTACCTGAGTCATAGTCTTTTAATAACTTATCAGCTTCGTATCCATTATTAGTATACTGTATTTCATATACGTTAAGATGTGGTGACTCTTCAGTAACTTTTTTAAACCACTCATCGTGATTTTCTAAGAAAACTGTTTTACCACCCTCATTTGTCTCATACCATAAATCTGAATCACTACCAACTCCAAAAACTAAAACATTTGAACCTTGTTTTTCTTTTATACATTTATAGATAGATTTATATTGGTCAAAACACATACCGTCACAAATATTAACTACTGTTTGAATCTTATCAACTTCTTCAAGTGATATATCTGTCGTACTTTTTTCTGCATTTTCAACTGACATAGATGGTAAATTTCTAAACATATCATAAAGATGTAGTGCTAAATTTTCGTGTGAATATTGTTCTGTAAATTGTTTTCTCATATTCTCAACTAAATGTGGTTGTAACTCGTTATAATTAGATAGAACGTAATCTATTTTTTCTTCTACATCAGACCAATCATATTTACAAGAGATATAAGTCTCACCATCTTCATACACAAATGGTTTAGAATATATGTAATCCATATCTGGTTTAATTAAAACAGAACCAAATCCTGCAGCTTCTATATCTCTAACGGCCATCTCTCCATAACCAATTGGAGCCATAACTATTTTAGAATTGTACATATTTTGATAAAATTCTTGTTGAGGTAAACGAATACCAGATTCTCGTCTAACCACATTATAATCTGTTTTTTCTAACTTCTCTAATAATATTCTACGATGGTCATCATATGGTATATTTGTCTGAATATCGTGTTCAAAGTTTTCAATGTCACCCCAACTAAACATACAAGAAATATCGTATTGTTTATTAGAATCGTAGTTCATCCATTGTGGTTGTATAGTTCCTAACCAATTACAACCAGTTAATTTCATTTTTGGTTTCAACTCATCTATATCTGGAACTGAATATTCACCCTCTCCCCAATATATTCTACCATTCATCCAACCTTTTTTATATAAATCAAAATCTTTTAAGTAAGAGTTTTTTAAAAATAATAAAGCATTAGATTCTCTAAATACATCTATAGTACCAATTAATGATGTTGCATCTTGACCATCTACAATCATATAATCACCACCCAATTTAGATAAAAATTCTAAACCTTTGTCAATTGATTCTTGTAATGATTTTTTTTTATCTATTATACTAGCTTGACCAACCCAAGCATAATCATAATCATCTGACGTGGTAAATTCAATTCCAACTTCTCTTAGTGTATTTTGAGCGAATAAAAATGGACGAAAAGTAGTTTCATTTCTATGAATTTCGTGTTCTAATAATTTTATTTTTATCATATTGTACTATATAACTCATTTTGTTTTATTTGTTTATCAATTGTCTTTGGATGATATAAAGATAATTCTTCGTGTGGTGGTAAATGAGCGTATGTTTGAGCACCATCTATTCTTTCGTGAACCTTATTCATCCATCTAATATTTTCACTCCGTCTAAACACTCTACTTTGATAATCTGGATAATTTACCCAACCTTTTTCTGATACTCTCCAACCCCATTTTTGAATCCATTCTTCAGTTAATCCATCTACTGTATTTACTCTTGGTGTCCATATTAAATCAACTTCATTCATTTCTATTATTTGTTTAATTTGAGAAAGTAATGTTTCGTGTGGATATTCATCAGCATCTATATGAAATATATAATCACCACTACAATTTTCTATTACTGAATTTTTATGAGTTGCGAAATCACCATCAAGTTTTCTCTGATACACCTTGATAGTTTTTATATCTTCGTGTCCATATTGTTGAACCCAACTTGTTATAACTTCTTGTACTTTTTCATCTTCACCATCTACACAAATAACTATCTCATCTTCTTTGTCTGTTTTATGAATGAGAATCTCTAATAACCTATTTAACTCATCAGCCTCATTGTGGACTGTTATTCCATAACTAAGTTCCAAGTAACGCCTCTTTTATTCCTTTTGGTAATTTTATTGGTTCAAGAAAAACTTTTGAGTTTGTAGCATCTTCATATCTATATGTTCTGTAATTTTTATGTCGTCTAACGTATCTGTCAATGAAAACATAATCTGATTGTTTCAATCCACCTCTATTTAATCTACCACCAATTTGAACTCTATATATTTCATTTTCTGCATCAACAGCCTCTAAATCACCTATTTTTTCTAATAATTCTACTAATTGATTTTTATCTTTAATAACTGGTATCGTACCTTTATCTTCTAATTTTAAACCAATGAGGTAAAATTTACCACCTTCTTTTTTTGTTTCTAATCTTAGTTTAGGATTCAATACCACAATAGTAACCATTTGATTAATACTTCCCTTTTTTTTACTTTTGTATCTAAAAGATATTATATCACCAGGTCTGACGTTAATCCAAGAATAAGGTTGTTTAGTAGCCATTTTACATTATATCCTTAGTTATTCCCATTTCTTTACAAGCTTCAAGAAACTCATTACTTTTAAAAGTTTTAGCATTCTCAATATCAAGTCTCTTATCATAATTATCATATTGTTTTCTTAAATCTTCAGGTATTTCAACTACTTTTGCATATTTCCAAACAAATTCAGATTTGTCCTTAACACCCTCAGGAAAAATCATACCTAATTCACCCATATTAATTATAGCTGGAAACCATACGATATTTCTTTTTACGTCTACAAATCTCTTATCTTGTACTAATTGAGGTGATGTTTTTAAACTATCAGTAAGTTTTAAACTACCAACTTCATATCTTGAGTCACTCATAAATCCACAGTTAAAACATAAATAAGAATTAAATTCTTCTTGTACATCTTCAAAACATTTATCTGTATCAAAACATTGAGGACAATCTATTACTCTTTCCATATTAAACTTTCTTTAATTTTGGTAATTTTATTTTAGGTAAATCTGTTGAACCCACTTTTTTAAGTTTAGGTAATTCTAATTTTACCTCTTTTGGAAATTCAGGTACATATTTGTCTAATATCTTACCTAACTCCTTTGTCATAGCATTCAACGAAAATTTAGATTTATTTACTGTACCAAGTTTTTTAGCATCTAACGTATACTTTTTATAACTTTTATAAACATCTTTCATTTTTGCTGAAGCTTCTTGGTAATTTACAGTAAACCATTGTGCACCCTCTGTTAAAAATTCATCTGGTACTGAACCTTTTTCAACATTTTGTAAACCACCACCCACTAACACAGCTAAATTTTTATTTAGAAAATCTAAATGTCCACTCCAATTTGTAGCTATAACTGGTTTTTGTGATATACTAGCTTCAAGTAATGGTCTACCAAATCCTTCACCGTGTGTTAAATTAATATGAGCTTTTACTTTTGGATGATTATAAATTTGATTCATTTCTTCATCATCAAAATCTCCGTGTAGTAAATAAATATTGGGTAAATCACCTTTAACCATATCTTTAATGATTTGTATTTTGTTTAACATAGTTTCTCTATCTATAACAGAGTATGTTGCTCCACTTGTTTTCATTATAAGACCTGGTTTTTGTTTTAGATTTTTAAATGTTTCAAGAAAAACTTTTAACATCATACCAGTATCTTTTCTATCCTTACCCAAATCACCTTGTAACCAATGACCTACGTATAAAAAATTAAAACTTTCTTTAACTTTCTTCATTTCGTCTACAAATTCTTTTGAAAACTCATTTGTTTTTTTAAAAATATTGGTATCAGTTCCTTCAAATAAAACTTCTATCGGTTTATCAGATTTTAATTCACCTACTTTCTTTCCATCTTGTTCATTGTTTATATCAAACTTTATATTAGTTAACATATCTTTTACAAAAGTTGAAGGCACAATATTCATATTCATTTTATTCATACCCTCTAGCCATCCAGGTGGACACGCTGTCATTTCTAATCCAGCTGTAATACCAATATTGTATTTACCAAATGTTTGAAATTCATTTGGTATCACTATATGAATATGTAATTCAGGTTGTTTTGGTAATTGAGGATTTGGTAAAATTCTATCGATAATCATTTTATCATTTGGGTCATCCTTATTTAATGCATTCATTGGTGTGTTTCCCCAACGAACTGGCCAAATCTTTACATCATATTTATCTAATTTAATTAATGCTCTACATATATCTCTTCCGTGTGCACCATATCCACTTCTTGTGGCAACAGGTGCAGTAACTAAACATACTGGTTTACTCATTATAACTCCTAAGCTTTAAAAATACTATAACGTTTTCTTGGTTTCCACATTTCGAAACCTTTATCCATATGGTCTATGAAATTTTGACACATTTTTTTACTACTCATCATAATATCATCTTTATTGACAAATTCGTGTCCTTTCATACCACATTGTCTTCTTTCATCTGAATCCATATCGTGCCACTCTTTTATGGCTTGACCAGCATCATCAAATCTACATCTATCATCAAATATATACGGTGTTGGTATTGAACCAACTAACGCTCTATTTGAAGGCCATACTGGTTTCACCCATTCTCCCCAAGTTAAATCAGGGTGGTCTTTCCATTTTCTGTCATCGTGAAATGATTTTATTTCATCATAGTCTTTAGCTGTTACGTGTTTACCTTTTAATTTAAAACCACATTGGTCTTGTAATCCACCTGTAATATTAACAATGATTGGTGTTCCTGCCATTAATGATTCACAAGTTCCTAATCCAAATCCCTCGTTAGATGCGATATTAATCGTTACATCAGCCATATTATATAACCAATTTAATTGATTTGGCTCTAATTTTCTATCACTAAAATAAATTTTAAGTTCTGGACACATAGCTTTAATTAACGCTGGTAAATCAGTTCCATTTTCATCTATTGGTTGAGTATGCATTAATAACCCACATTTGTTTTTTTCTTCCTCTGTTAGAGTATCACAAAATGTTTTAAATGCCATAATGACATCACCAGTCATTTTTCTACGAATATTTCTATTATTATAAAAAACTATAAATTCAATATTATCATCTGTAAGTTGTTTTTTCATAGACTCAACTTGTTTATACTCTTCATCAAATACTGATATAGGATAAAAATATTTTTCACTAATACCGTGAGGGATATAAGTACAATCCCAATCCGTTCTTGGTTTTCTTTTAGAAACCTCTTTTACAATAGCTACTGTTTGTTTAGATATGTTCATAATTAAATCAGAACACTCGTAGAAATTTTCATTGTATTGAGGAGCAGGCCAGTCATCCCATATATTATAATAAAAAATAGGCATCTCCTGCCTAACTTCGTGTTCCATTTCATACAACCAACCCCAAAATCTTGGGTCTGTATAATGCATTATAGCATCGGGATTCTCTATACCCATTATTTGTCTTAATAATTCTGGACTTCCATAACCATCTACTGGATATATTTTTAGGTTAGCATCTTTAACTCCAGTTTCATTACGAATAGACTCATTCATATCTACCACTTTACCGTTTTCTGGATGTTTTATTGCTCCACCAATTTGTACCCAATCATAATGATGTGCAGTTCCCAATACAAACTCTTTTGACATTGTACCAATACCAGATGACATTCTTAAATCATCTGACAAGAGTAAAATCTTCTTTTTAGCCATATAACCTCTAATCGTTTAGTATTTTTTTATCATTTATCGATATATCAAAATAATCTAACATTTCTAGTTTGTCGTGATAATTTGACATCTTTTCCAACTCACTCTCAATAGTCTCCATTAAATCAGGATGTTCCCCTACTCCAACAGAATTATTTAGTAAATTCTCTACATTTATACGATGTTTTTCAATTTGTGCTTTAAAATGTAGTTTACTAGCTTGTAATAAATCATCTCTTAAATTCATAGTCTACTCCCACTTGGTATTAATTTATCATACGATTGTATTTTATCTTTAAAGTTAGTATCTAAAACATATAAATCCATTGAACGATTGACCAATTTTTGTAGCGTAAACTCATCGTCTAATGTATTTGTTTTAAATTTTTTATATAACTCTTTCAGTATTTTTACTGAAGTCAATTTGTAATCCATAAAAACCTCTTTATATATACATATATAAATATATATTAACTTAATATTTTAACTAATTTTTTTCCTTTTTTTGCGTATTCTACTGTATTCATCGTACCTCTTGATTCAACTCCGTCTGGTATAAATGCAACTATAATGTCACTATACTCTGCAATTTGTTTATTTCTTTTAAAATAGTTTGAAACATAATATGGTTTATTATATTTTGTAGCTGGTAGTTTACAATGCATATTCCAACTATAATGGGATGGTGGAAACTCTACATATTTCATATTGAATTCTAAAGCAAATTTCTTTGCGTATCCATCTGCACCATCTTTTTGGCCACCACTTACAATCTCTACATTACCACCGTGTTTTTCTTTTATTTCAAATATTAAATCTTTTATTTTTTTCTTATTGGTATATCCTCTACTACCAACTATACCTATCTTAATCTTCGTAGTCATTTCTTTTTTGTTTTTTTACTGGTTTTTCTGAAGTAGTGAATTTCGCTACATTATAAAAATCATCTAACCCTCGTAATATATGTTCTTTTTTAGTATAACCAAATTGAAATCTTTTCCTTGAATTGTAAGATGTTCCTGATGGAACTATATCAAACCATATAAAATCACTCATTCTAATACTAGAACCTTGTTTAACAATAGTTTTAAAAGATAACTTATCTTCCCATCTCATTAAAAAATCTTTTAGTGTTTCATTTGTTATTTCGTCATCGTCAAACCAAAGATGTAATAAAACTGCAATATGTAATTCATTATGAATACGATTAATTTTTTCCATAATCGTTGGTTCAAATTCAGTATTAATAAAATCTGATAATTTTAGTCTTAAACTTAATTTAGATAACATTACTTAACTCCTGCATCACAATGTTCTGTTTGATTAAATTCACAAAATCTACAATTTTTCTTAGATGGTTGTTTAATATAATTATGTTCTAAGTTATATTCTCCATCAATAAAAGATTCACTAAGAAACTGATTCAATTTATTCATTAACTTATTTATACTTGGTTTACCACTAGCTGGTGCAAATGTCTGAACTCTACGTTGAGGAAAATCTACTTTCTCATATAGTTTACGTTTCACAATAAAATATTCTATATCTATTTTGTCTAATGGTATATCGTGTTGAGCACCATAGAATTGTTTATACAGTAATAGTTGGTCTGTTTTGTTCTTATCAGCTTTTGCATATTTATTCCAACCCATTGTAGAAGTTTTTATATCTATAATTTTATATCTATCTCGTACACTATCATAAATTATAACATCTATATAACCAATAAACTTAATTTTATTTGGTAAATCATAATTGACAGGAACTTCAATACCTACTAACTCATAACCTTTTTTACTGAAATACATACTACGTTTTTTCTTAAACCAATCTAATATTAGTAATCCGTGATTATAAAATTCTTCCATATCCTCTTGTTCACAAAAAACTTCACCACCATTTTTTTCCATAATTTGAGTATAGTTTGTTTTCATTCTATGTAATAACATATTATCTAATGGTAATGCATCAGCTACTTTAATTGTATCATTATACATTACAGTAAGATAAGTTTGTAACACCTCGTGCATAGAAGTACCAAATAGAGTATGAATACTATCTGTAAATTCTCCTAACCCATCAATGTAATTTAATTTCCATTTGTATGGACAAGTAACCCATTGATTATATTGACTATAACTTATTCGTTTCATTTTCCCCACTTATCACGACCAACAATTGTAGCCATAATTCCATAGTTTGAAACATCAAGATACGCATCTTCTAATGGTTCATCTTTAACTGCTGATTCTCTATCGTTTAGTAATAACGTTTTCATTCGTTGTAACTTATCGTTCATACGAAACCACAAACCTGTAAGTGATAATTTAATTTCCTCTGGTGTTTGTAGTTGAGTTCCAACAGAAATATTACCAGGCCCATAATCGTGTTGTTTGTTTAAGAACAATTCGTATTGTTCTCGTTGGATTTTCTTGAACTCCTTAGTCATTTCAGGCCACTCTTTCTCCATCTTTTCTATAACATCATAACTACTCTCACGACCTTGAGCATAAGCTTGTTCATCAATATCTCTAGCATATTCTTTCATAACACTAGATTCTTTTATAACCTTTGACATATATTTCTCCTAATTTACATACTTGAATATACGAATAAATTCATATATAAGTCAAGTATTATTTTTTATTTCCTGCAGTATATCCACCTACACTACCGAGTACGTTCAAACCAAGAGATTCTATTTTTTTGGGTTCTATTCCCCATTTTTTACATATTTCTCCTAACTCTAACATACCACCTTCTGTAAGCATATACATCTCAATAGCATCATACGCTTCTCGTTTACTAACGTCCATATGATTAGCTACAATATTGATTAACCAATTTGGATATTCCATTTGATTTCTCCCTTTAATATATTTCAACCATTGTTTACCTTTTGGTAATACATTGGTGTATAATTTATATAATTCTTTTGGTTGTAAGTTATATTTTTGTAATTCATTTACTAACTCAACCCACTCCATATTCATAGATAAGAATCTGTGAGTCATATAATTAGACCAAGACTTTTTATCTTCGTCTGATATTTCTTCCCAATAATTAGGACTTTGAACCGCTGTTATCTGTTTGATGTGGTCGAATAGACTCTTTCTTTTTACCGAAAATTTTTTCGTATTTTTTTTCCCACTCTTCATAACTTATCCCAACTCTCGGTGAATCACCCTTTCCTGCAGAAGATTTACCTGAAAATATTGATTTTCTTTTTTCACTCATATGTCCAAACTAGGAAACTTATCTGATTTTAATTCTTCTTCTAAACCACTACCCTCTAAAAATCCTTCAGCAACCTTACCACAATTACCACAACTATAAACTTGTACAGGAATAAGTGTTTCTTGACCTGTAGGTGATACAATAGCTGATAATTTTTTTAGAACAAATGAAGTTATAAATAAATAGTTATTACAATCATTACATTTAATAGTATCTGCTTGTTTCAAATCAACCTGAACTTGTTGTTTTGGTTTTTTTAATGGCCCTTTTGGATGCATACTCATTTTATCACTCCTAACAATTCAATTAACATAGCCATAACATTTATTTCCTTATCAACAACTTGACTATCTGAAATTTCATATCTAGCTATAATCAAAATACATTCTGCTACGTGACCTTTACCATAATCATCTACCTCATCATAAAGTAAACGAAACAAATCAGCAAAATCTGTAATCTTATTATCTGCTAATAACTGTCTAATCTCTTTGAATGCATTTTTTTTATTTTGTGTTTCTAAAATCTTTAATAATTTTAATTTATAATCATTCTGTATAATACTTGATGTATCTAATTTAAGTCTACCCTTGACCACATTTCGTTGAGCTGAATTTATAACCCTACGAATATCTGGATAACCACTTTCAACTAAGACCTTAATATCTTCAGGACTATCTATTACATTTTCTTGTATTAGAATATTGTGAAGATGTTTAGCAACCTCATTCTTAGACGGTGGTATGATTTGAAATGATTGACACCGACTTTGAATAGGGTCAATTATTCTTTCAACATAATTACAAGTCAATATGAATCTACAATGTTTTGAAAAGGTTTCCATTAGATTACGAAGAGCCGCTTGAGCGTTTGGTGTAACATAATCACACTCATCTAATATAATCACTTTCATATCTTTGAAACCAATAGTTGAAGCAAAGTTCTTAACTTTAGTTCTAACAGTATCTACATTGTTTTCATCGGAAGCATTAATGTATATATAATCACAATCTATATTCTTAACAAGTAATTTAGCTAAAGTAGTCTTACCTGTACCAGCTCTTCCGTAAAGTAAAAGATGTGGTAAGTCTCCACTCTCTAAATATATCTCAACTTTACTTTTTAGATGTTCATTTCCAATGTAACTATCAAGATTTGTGGGTCTATATTTTTCTACCCAAAGAGTATTTGTATTACTTAAATTCATAAATTAAAACCAATTGTGTTTTTTTGTAACTATTTTTCTTTTAATGGTTGTAGGTTGTATTTCTAATTCAACATCTTTAACCATATCTTCTACTTTGTCACGTATTTTATCAGGTATAGAATAATTTACATACGGACTATTAATATCATCTTTTACACCTACCTCTAATAAGTATCTACGAATATATTGCCATACAGAATTTAATTGTATATTCGGTTGAACTTGTTTTGCTATATCGTGTTTATAATTTATACCATTCAAAATACAATACAACCAATTCATAGCGTCTTTAGGTATGTGTTTTCTTTCCTTGTCCATTATTTTTTTCATATTGTAGAGTAAATTATGATGAAAGACCTTATCGTGATTTTTAACTTCCCAAGTAAAATTATTCATATTTTTAAGATTTTTTACTTGTGTTTGAAATTCATCTTTAGTTTTAAAAAATAATGGATAATTATCACCAACTACTTTTCTCATAGCTGGTTGGTCATATATTAAAACAGGTTTATTTACTGAAAGACCATCTTGTATTGAAAGATTCCAAGTAGCATAATTATCTACAAAACACATACTAGCTAATGAATTTTCTAATAGATATCTGTATTGACCACTATTTAATTTAGAACCAACATACTCCTCTGGAGCTTGATAATCAGTACACCAAACTTTATAATCAGGTAAATCTTGTGTATATTCCATCATTCTATTTACACCAGTTGATTTAGCCCATCGATGATTAAACACCAATACATTATCTCTATTCATTTTAAATGGTTCTGATTCTTCTAATTTATTAGCTGACAATGGAAACGTTGTTGTTTTATCCTTGATATATTGATGATTAGAACTTGTACTTTGTGATTTTTTAAAATTGTTCATCAACCAATCCGAAGCTATATCAGTATGAAAAAAAGTTTTATCACACAAATTTATACCCTCTAATTGTCTCATATACGCTGGTGGTATAGCACTTGACGCTCTACTTTGAGTACAATCTACCCAGTGAAAGAATAAGAAACGATTCATATTCTGACCATATCTCTTATCATTAAACGACACTAAAATGTTATATAACATTTCAGGTTGATGACAAAATACAAAATCAAAATCCATATATCTAAAATCAAATAACTTTCTAAAAGTTACTCCATCAAAGTAAGACCTATTAGCTAATAAATCTCTTGAGTAGGGATAAGTTATTAAAGTAACATTATCTCTTGTATCTGGTATATTATGTTTAGTTGGTACGACTACGTAATGATGACAATTAGGAAGAAACGAAATTGTTTTTTCAACTACTTTATAATTTGAATCAAAGTCGTGTTGAAATAATCCACTTTTGTCAAACCTAACTGGTGAAACATAGTGTAACACTCTTACTCCATCTAACATTAGTCTACGTCTTGAACCGCTACCAAATAATATGTTGACTTGTAATTATCAATTTTAAAAGTAATTTTAGCTATTCCATCAGGACTAACCTCTAAAAGAGCACTTTCACATTCTTTATTAGCTGAAAGTACTTCTTTGAAATTACTAGCGTTAAATGAAATTAAATCCATTTCTTTATACTCAGTTGTTGAGACTGGTATTGTTACTCTATTTGTATTAACAGAAGCATATCCGATAACAACGTTAGTACTATTATTATTAGTAACTACTGTAAACGTATCAGTTTCTGGTAGAGCTTGTTTTCCAGAAATAAATTTTGTAATAAATTGTGGATTAATATTAATCTTCAATTCAAAATTTTGTGGAAGACTTTCAGGAACTGGTGGTCTATTAATTACTGAAGTATCAGTCCCC